ACCAACGCCGTGCCAGCAACATTGTTTTCGCAGTTGTCTTCTATATGGTACTGTAGGACAATGGTAGTCTTCCTCCTTCATACGGAGAGTGTTAGTGGTTCGAGTCCACTTAGTACCACCAAAATTGGGCTGTTCGTATAATGGGATTACACTGGCCTTGCAAGTCGGTTATTGGGGTTCGATCCCCCAACGGTCCACCAATTTTATCTCGCATTCGGTTAGCGGCTATACCACTCCGTTTGGGGCGGAGACATCGTAGGTTCGAGTCCTACATGCGAGACCAATTATAGTCGATTAGCTCAGGGGGAGAGCGCCACGTTGACATCGTGTAGGTCACTGGTTCAATCCCAGTATCGACTACCAGTTTTAGGATAGCAACAGCAAACATTAAAAATCTTTTCTTGAAAAAAAGCCAAAAAATGCTATCCTGTTTTATTGTTGGGGTGTCGCCTAGTGGCCTAAGGCAACGGTCTTTGAAATCGTCATCATGAGTTCGAATCTCATCTCCCCTGCCAATTTTAGCCCTTTTAGTTTAATGGTAGAACAACTGTTTTGTAATCAGTTAATGGCAGTTCGATTCTGTCATGGGGCACCAAGTTTTGTTAGAGTGTTAGCAAGAGAAAGTCACGCTGTCTAGATTTCTTCGAAGGACTGGTATAGTAGAAGGTAGTGGGTTCGATGCCCGGCTGGTCGCTTGAGTGGGACTGGCATACAATTGGCGTATCATCTGGACTAGTATCCCAAGTGACTTACCGAATCCCGCTCGAGTTTATTACACATGAATGGTTCCTATAATGATGGTGGAACTACTTTAACTAATTCAATCTATGGTGTTAGTAGTGTAGTGGTCTGCACATTGCTCTGTGAAAGCAATAGTATGGGATCGTTCCCCATCTAACACCCCAATTTTTAATGCCAGCGAGACTTGGAGTCCGAGGGGTCTTATACGCCCTTTCCGCCAGATTAGCGGCTTTGAGAGAGTTCGATTCTCTCCGCTGGTACCAATTTACGCTGTGTGTAGTCTAGACCCGAAAAGAAGCAAGGTACATAGTGCTTGACCGCTGATGAGTAGACACAGCACCATTTATGCCCCGTTACGCTAATTGGTAGTGCGGATTCTCTCAAAAGGAGTTGGCTGTCTGTTCGAATCAGACACGGGGTACCAAAATATATTTTGGCAGTTTAGCCAAAATGTATAGACAGTGGGCGTAGTCTGTATTATAATAGTCACATAGCAAGCAGAGATGCTTGTAGAGAGTTTTAGGATCGGTACAGCAACTTCATATTACATGGACTGCTGATCTTATGCTAGTAGCTGGAGCCTGAAAGGGCTTTGAAGGTTATTAGCATGTATAGGATTAGATAGAGGAGTTTCGATAAGTCTCCTCGATAAAAACAAAAAGTAGAAAACGATCCTGTTTAGTCATAGGATGACTACAGCAATTAAAAATACTGAAGTAACTGCTATAGAAGGTGACCGTAGGGTACAGTAGAAATACTGTTCTAGTAATAGACGCTGAAGGAATAGATAGACCGGCAAAGTACCGGATATGTCTCCCACGCAGACACAAGTTGGGATAGGCAACATGAATGTTGATAGGGTCTGGGTGCCGTAATTGGCCAGACCAGAAAATAAATAAATTGGCACGATCATCCTGTTAAAGTTTTAGAATGTTAACAGCAACTTAACTTTTTCGCTATAAAAGAAAAAAACACATTCTGTAAAGGTAAAATAAAATGAACGCATTTGTAACAGCAGTAGCAAATCAAGAAGCCCGTACTGCCAATGGCATGAAGGCTCGTAAGTCAACAGCAAAGGCCACAGTAGACTTGTTCTACAAGATCGGCGCAAGCCGTGGTAAAGACATCACAGGCGACTTCACAGCCGCCTATGTTGAAAACGCAGATGTTGCACTACGCATCGCTCAATGGGCACGAGATGTCCGTGGTGGTGCAGGTGAACGACAACTGTTCCGAGATATTCTAGTGCATCTAGAAAAGCGAGACCCAGACGCTGCTTTGGCTTTGCTTCGCAAGGTTCCAGAAGTTGGTCGTTGGGATGACATCTTTGTGTTCACTTCACCAGTGTTGAAGTCAGCCGCTTACACCATGTTGGGTGATGCCCTTCGTGCCAAGAACGGTTTGGCTGCAAAGTGGTCTCCTCGTAAAGGCAAGATCGCGGCTGAAGTACGAGCATTCTTCGGAATGTCTCCAAAGCAGTACCGTAAGAGCCTAGTTGGTATGACCACAGTTGTGGAAACACAAATGTGTGCAGGCGACTGGGACAATATCAACTTCAGCCATGTGCCTAGTGTTGCTTCACGCAACTACAAGAAGGCATTTGGTCGTCACACACCGGCATTCGCTGAGTATGTGGCCAAGTTGGTTGCAGGTGATAAGACTGTGAAGGTTAACGCCAACGCAATTTTCCCACATGATGTGCTGAAAGGTGTTATCGGTAGCTACCGTGCCAAGTTAGACAAGACAGAAACTGACCACATTGTGGCACAGTGGGACGCTTTGCCAAACTATGTGAGTGATGCCAGCATCATGCCAGTCGTTGATGTAAGCGGTTCTATGAGTTGCCCAGCAGGCAAGAACACTAGCGTGACTTGCATGGATATTTCAATCAGCTTGGGCTTGTACCTAGCAGACAAGAACAAAGGTGTGTTCAAGGACACTTTCTTGACTTTCTCAGACAAGCCACAACTTGTTACTCTAAAGGGTAACATTGTTGACAAGGTTGCTCAAATGAGCAAGAGTGAATGGAACATGAGCACTAACTTGCATGCCGCTATGGACAAGATCCTAAGCGTTGCAGTTAAGGGTTCAGTACCAGCTAGCGACATGCCAGCCATGTTGCTGATCTTGTCAGATATGCAGTTCAACCAATGTGTTGAACAAGATGACAGTGCTATGGAAATGATCGAACGCAAGTTTGAAACAGCCGGATACACTGTTCCACAGATTGTTTTCTGGAACCTAAACAGTTCAGACAATGTGCCTGTGGCCGCAGACAAGAGTGGTGCCGCATTGGTAAGTGGATTTAGTCCAAGTATAATGACCAGCCTGCTAGCCGCTGATTTGGATCAATTCACACCAGAAGGCATCATGCTTAAGACTGTAATGAGTGATCGTTACGCTCTATAAGATCCGCTGGCCCGCCTTAGCTTCATGCTGAGAACCCAGCGTCCGCGGTACACGAAATGCGGGATGGGCTGTGTATCCGGGGTTTTGGGGAGAGTTCCTGACACAAAAATCTCTCCCCCCTAATTTTCAAACCCTGACCGAGTGCAGGGTTTCTTTTTGCTCTTGTAGTACAAAGGTAGTACACTACATTGGTAATGTAGAAACGGTGGATCGATACCACCCTGGAGCACCAAAAGACATTGACTTATCGCTGTAATCGTTATAGAATGTACATTCACTGGCGTTCGTTCAACGGATAGGACATGATTCTTCTAAAGTCATTATAGGGGTTCGATTCCCTTACGCCGGGCCAAACACTGTTGTAGAAATACAACAAAAATATTTTAGAAACTTGTTGACTTCTAAGGTATCTGACAGTATAATAAACACATGTTAAGAAATTAACAACTGCTCTTTAAAAATTAAAATCTAAGTTTGCTGGGTTCGTCTATCGGTTAGGACACAAGCCTTTCACGTTTGTAAGACGGGTTCGATTCCCGTACCCAGTACCATTTAGTTATATTATAGTATCTGTGCTATAACTAAATGGATGTGTAGGAAAATTGGTAACCCCAGGAGACTGTAAATCTTCCGTCGTAATGGCATTGTTGGTTCAAGTCCAACCTCATCCACCAAGAATTTGCCCGAGTGATGAAATGGTATACATAGAAGACTTAAAATCTTCCGTCTGTAATGGGCATGCCGGTTCGAGTCCGGCCTTGGGCACCAAATATTGCTCTGTTAGCTCAATTGGGAGAGCGCGACACTGTCACTGTCGAGGTAAGGGGATCGAAACCCCTACGGGGCGCCAAATTATTATCGCGGGGAGGGTCCGGTCACCAGCGTGGTCTCATAAGCCATTGCCATCCTTGGTTCAAATCCAAGCCCCGCAACCATTATGGAAGTGTGGTCGAGTGGTCTATGGCTCTGGTCTTGAAAACCAGCGTATCGAAAGGTACCGTGAGTTCGAATCTCACCGCTTCCGCCAAATTATTATATAAGTAAATTACATGGAACGGTGGCTGAGTGGCCGAAGGCAGCAGGTTGCTAACCTGTCGAGTATTTTATTATGCTCCGTGAGTTCGAATCTCACCCGTTCCGCCAACATTTTAAAAAAGAGAAAAATATGAAACCAGGTAAGACATTTGTTCTAAACAAACAAACAAAACGCTTTATGGCCACATTTGTTAGCGCAGAAGATCGCAATCATTACAAACGCATGATGATTGATGCACAGTTGTGCGGTGAAGTTGTGGTCAAGAGTGCGCCTCGTGACAAGAATGCGCAGCGTGGTAACACTGCTAATGCACCAGCCGGTGTCACTGGTAGTCATGCTTATACAACGCCAAGCGCATAGTAAGAATTATTCCCTAGTAGCACAGCGGTAGTTGCGCTTCACTGTTAATGAAGATGTCGTTCGTTCGATCCGAACCTAGGGAGCCCTTGGAGACTTAGTCTAAGTCTCGAACTTTGATAAGTAATTGTATGATATATTATACAATTTACAAAGTTACAAACAAGATTAATGGCAAGATCTATATAGGATCGCATAAGACCAAAAATCTTGACGACAATTATATGGGGTCAGGTAAGTATCTGAAACACGCACAGGAAAAGTATGGATTAGAAAACTTTGTCAAAGATATCCTGTTTGTTTTTGATACCCCTGAACAAATGTATGATAAAGAAGCCGAGATAGTAAATGAAGATTTTCTTACAGAAGAAAATACCTATAATCTTAAAGTAGGTGGCTTTGGCGGGTTTGATTATATAAATGCAACTGGCAGGAACTTATACGGCAATAACGGCAAAACTGCTAATGTAAAAGATGATCTTGCTAGAGGCAGGCACACTCAAAAAAATCTTAGGATAGAAAATCCTGAATATGTTAAGAGTTGGTATGAAAAAATATCTAAATCCTTGAAAGGAAGACCGGGAGTGTTTCAAGGTAAACATCATACCGAAGAAACAAAAAGAATTATAGGAGAAAAATCTTCTATACATCAAAAAGGTAATAAAAATTCACAATATGGAACCTGTTGGGTTACACATAGTGAGTTGGGTAATAAAAAGATTGGTAAAAACGATCTTGACAAGTTTTTATCTTTAGATTATACTAAGGGTAGGAAAATAAAAGATTAATGGGCTGTTGGTATAGATGGGAACACAGTAGCTTTGCAAGCTTCAATCCCCGGTTCGATCCCGGGACGGTCCACCAAAAATGTATCGCTAGCTCAATTGGCAGAGCACTGGTCTCCAAAACCAGGGGTTGGGAGTTCGAGGCTCTCGCGGTACGCCAAAATTTTATCAGTAAAGGACCAAGGTTCTTAGGGCATACCCGCAAGGGAGACACAGAAGGTCGGAAGCCGGAAGTGTCGGTGGTTTTAAACTGCTAGGTCGTTGCTGAGATGATCAGGATTTACAGTCTGGGAGATCAATATGCAACATGTAAGAACTCCATGTTAGGCGAGACTAATGAAGCGGGTCTGTAAAATCCGGGTCGCCTTGTAACCAACCAAAACTTTGTGGTCCTTTTCTAATAAAATTTATGCAACAGTACCAGAGAGGCCTAATGGCATGGATTGCAAATCCGTTGTTCGGGGGTTCGAATCCCTCCTGTTGCTCCAAGTATTAAGATAAGTAAGAGTATGCCCCGGTGGTGTAATGGCAGCCACGATGGTCTTAGAAGCCATTGGAGAAATCCGTGTCAGTTCGAGTCTGACCCGGGGCACCAATATAATGCGGCTGTAGCTCAGTTGGTAGAGCATCACGTTGCCAACGTGAATGTCACCGGTTCGAACCCGGTTAGCCGCTCCAAGTTTTCAAGATAGACGATAGGATTGAGTCCCTTGTTCGCTAGTGCCCTATTCTTGAGCATGACACACCAGTAGCAGTGCAAGGTCCAGCCAAACTCTCCTATATGAGACAATCCAGTGAGTCCTTGAGAAAGATAACTGGGCGCTTGAAAAACTACAATCGGTCCTTAGTTCAACGGATAGAATGCCATGCTTCGAACTTGGCGATGTGGGTTCGATTCCTGCAGGACCGGCCAAACTGCCTGTAGTTCAATGGTCAGAACAACTTCCTCCTAAGAAGTAAGTGCAGGTTCTATTCCTACCTGGGAGACCATTCGAGTAACAAACTGTTTGACACACGATACAAATAAGTATATAATACACTTGTGATCGTGAGCAAATAGGCAAAGCTCTCACCGTAAGGTTGAGGACGGGGCACAGTCATTGACACGCCTTTGGAGGTTCGAAGCCTCCCGGTCACACCAGATAAGTCAGTTGTTGATTGTTCAAATGTATAATTACTGTTATGCCGGTTTAGCTCATTTGGTAGAGCGCCGCTCTTGTAAGGCGGATGTGGTCAGTTCGATTCCGACAACCGGCACCAGAAAACCCGTTTACACTTTTTCGTTAATAAAGTGGGCTATGATCAAATGCCAGATAACTGATCAAGTGCGTAGGGACTACTACACGATCTCGTTTTGGGATACGGCAAAAGCCCTAGGTGAGGACTAACACCTTTCCAGAAAGTAAATGTTATGGACGGGGAAACAACCTAGGTTAGGGCCTATGTGGTGTAGGTAGCCGGGCACTGTATTGAAACACACTACCCGACTGTAAAATTCAGTAAGCATTTAGGGAAGATCCACAGTAGTGTGTTTCAATAAAGTATGCGGGTGTAGCTCAGTTGGTAGAGCGTCAGATTTCCAATCTGAAT